TAATAGTCAACTAATAGTTGACAGTTGTGATAAGAAAAATCCGAGAATTGAGATAGAAGTGGAGGGAATTAAATAATGGACAGGGTGTATCTTGTTTCGTTTTTGTTTCAAAAAGAGTTTAATAATACGACTTACGGACATAGCGAAATTGCTTTGGAAAAAGGGAATTATACAGAAGATGAATTAATAGATTTTTTTGTTGAAAGCATAAAAATAAATTTTGATTTAGGAGAAGATCAGGGAGTAGTAATAACAAACATAATCGACATAACAAAAATAAGAAAGGAATTAGAGGAATAATGGAACAATGGAATAAATTAGTAAAATTAGTAAAAGAATTTTACATCGCATTTGGGCAACAGGAATTTTTAGAAAAAGAAATGACTGACGAGAGAATGAAGTTAAGAGAAAAATTATTTGAAGAAGAATTAAAAGAATATGAGGTGGCAGAAAAAAATAATAACAAGGTTGAAATGCTAGATGCTGTTTGTGACATGTACTACATCTACATTGGAACGTTATTAGAGTTGCATAAAGGCAATATTGAAAACGTTGCTTCAAGGATATTTTTTCTTTCAGACAAAAAAACAAATTTTCTTTTTAAAGTAGAAACGAAAAACGGATTTGATAAAATTTTACCTGAAGCATTTGAAGAAGTCCATAGAAGCAATATGAGCAAGTTGGAAAATGGGAAAGCAATTTTCAGGGAAGATGGGAAAATACTTAAGGGGGAAAATTATTTTAGACCTAACTTGAAACAATTTGTTGAATAAAAAATAGGAGGAATATTAATGAATGAATTGATAACAATAGAGAAAGTAAGAGGATTTATTGGAGAAAATGGAATAATATTTTTGAATTTAGATGATGTCGCAAGAGGGTTAGGATTTACTCAAATTAAAAATCAAATAGAGTACGTAAGAACAGACAGAGTTACAAATTACTTGAATGAATTTGGTTTCTCCACTTGTGGGGAAAAGTTCTCGGATATTTATATACCTGAAAATATTTTTTATTTGTTAGCAATGAAAGGCAAAAATGAAATCGCAAAAAACTTTCAGCTAAAAGTTGCAAACAAGATTTTGCCGGCAATAAGGAAAACAGGAATGTATGCTACAGAGGAATTATTGAATAACCCTGATTTGGCTATTCAGGCTTTTACGAAACTAAAAGAAGAGATGATAAGAAGACAAGAATTAGAGAAAAAGATAGAGGAACAACAGCCTAAAGTTGAATTTTACAATGATGTGACTGGTAGTGATACGACAGCAGAAATAGGGACAGTTGCTAAGGTATTAAATTTTAAATCTGTTGGAAGAAATACGTTATTCGACATTTTAAGAAGGCAAGGAATATTACAAAGAGATAACATGCCATTTCAAACATATGTTGACCGTGGGTATTTTCGAGTTGTAGAAAGCAAGTGGAATGCTCCGAATGGTGATGTGAAAGTAAATTATAAAACTGTTGTATATCAAAAAGGAATTGAGTACATATCTAAGGTTCTAAGAGATTTGGGATATGAAAGGATCGGTGAAATATTAAATTAAGACAGAAAGGGTGACGGCAGGAAAAATGGACGAGAACACATTAGAAAGAATAAAAGCAAGGCTTTTAAATGGAATAAAAGTAAATGACAGCGATTTCAACTTTATGAAGTTGAACGCTAATCTGTTTAAGAATATTAAATTTAAAAAGAAAAGAAAGGCTAAAAAGAAATGGCAAATGCTGAAATCTCGAATCAAGAAATAATAATAACGTTGCCTGTGGAAAAGGTTTATCCAGGAATAAAAGAAAAATTGGAAGAATATTTAAATCATTTTCCGATAAAAGTTATTCCAGTAAAGAAATTATCACAGGCACAGAATAGCTTGATACACGTTTTATTAAAGCAATTCGGAGATGAGATTGGATATACTTTAATAGAGATTAAGGAACTGATGAAAGAGCAGTTTGCAATAGCGACAGATAAACTGGACTTTTCCACAGCAAAATGTGATATGGAAACAGCAAATGATTTCATATCATTTATCATAGAACAGGCATTGGATCTTGGAATAAATTTATATATACTTGGAAAACACGATAAAAGGTATAAACATATATTGGAAATTGACAATATAACACAAAGATAAGGAATTCCACGCAACAGGCAAGGAAACATTTAAGAACAAATATTATATTGAAGGGGTGTGGTTAAATGTGGAACTTGTGAAAGAGTTGAAAAAGATTTACAAAAATCATTTTAAGGCATTTAAGGAGGAGATATGATAAAAATATATTTATTAGTCGCAACAATTTTTCTAGAAATTTTATTTATACGATTTGAATTGGATGAACTACAAAATTGGTACAAGGCAGTCGAGGATCAAATGTTTGAAGATTTTAGTACTAGAGAAAAACAAAGAAAATACGCAAGAAAAAAAGTAGCAAAAAATATATTCAAAATATTGATTGTAGGTTTGTTAGTATTATTTGGAATTTCTTTTTTGAAATAGTTCAGTCGTGAAAAGTCGATTGAATTAGAAAAAGGTTAGGAGGAGAAAATGAAAATAGCAATATTGTTAATATTATTAGTACCAATTTTATTTTGGATTGTATTTATTTGGGATATATTTGAAAATGCAGTTGAAAGAATGAAAAATTATAATCTGTTTGGAATGTTGGCGAGTTTAGGTTTTGGGATACTTATGGCTTACGGATTGTATGAGTTTTTATTGAAAATAATAGATTCAGGATAAAATCATTTTGTTGAAGTCAACAAAAAGCATATTGCTGATGTCAGCAAAATGGTATTAAGAACGTTTGGATGATGTCGGGAAAACGATAGAAATTAGGAGGAAGTATGAAAAACAAGGATAGAATGCAATTCAATTTAAAAAACTGGAGAAAATCAAATTGGAGTTTATGGAACAGGGAAGATGAAAATAAAGCAAGTTTTGAAAAAATATTGAATAAAGACAAGTATAAAAAGAAATAGGAGGATTTGAAAATGTTAAAAAAAAATAATGAAGATAGTGTTTTGCTTTATAATTACATTTATAGGTGTTGTGCAAATTGAACAAACTAAAGATTTTTTAGATCTAGCTAAATTAGTTGTGAGTTTTGCATTCGGTATGTGGGTATCGAAATGGATTTAAAATAATTTAAGAAAGGGAATTAAAATGAAAAAATTATTATTAGGAATTGCAATTTTAGGATTATTAGGAAGTTGTGCAAGATGGGAAGACAGTCAAAAAGACTATGAAAGCGACACAAAAGCACAAAAGGTTTAAAAAGAACGGTACAAATTTATACTCTTGACGGAAAATTGTTGAAAGAATACAAAGGAATGATAAGGGTAAGAGATTCGGATGAAAGTAATAGAATATCATTAAACTTAATAAGCGAGAATAATCGTAGAGTTACAATTGATAATGCGATTGTAATAACGGAGGAGGAATAAATGGGAATAATAACGAGAATTTTAAGTGCAGCAGTTACAATATTTTTAGTTTTCTTTTTAGTCAGCTATCTGTATACTTTAGTTGAAGATGTAAAAAAGAATCTTAAAAATATAGCCAGAATTAATTATACACTTCACAATGTGATATATTTTTTAGTATTTTGTTTTTTTATTTTTCTGGTGTTTTATGCAATAATAAATTTGATTATATTTTTTGCAATTAGAGTGTAAAATGGTATAATTAAGATAAATAAAAATTAAAGAGGAGAAAAGTATGGGAAAAATTAATTTAGATTATTTGATTTATAGAGGATTTAAAGAATTGATTGAAGATTTTATGGGAAATAGAAAATTTGAAACTTATTATGATATTGAGGATCAAATGATACTTAAAAATTTCGTGGTTTGTGTTGAATACAAAAATAGATTATTTAAACTATCAGCACAAAAATCATTTTCTGGCGACAGCGGATGGGATTGCAAAGAAACAAACACGAATGAATTAATAAAAAAGTTGGAAGATGAATTTGAGAAATTTAAAGAAAAAGTTTTGAAATTTGATGAAATAAATGAAATGAATTTTGAAGAGTTGAAAGAAAAATATTTTGAAGAAATGGGATTGAAAAAAATAGAGAAATAAGGTATAATTAGGAGGTAAAATGAGTATAAGTAAAAAACTCAAAGAAATCAAAAATTTTCTAGAAAGTGAAAAAATTGGAAAAGTTTTTATTGATAAAAGACCAAACGGGGTTATATTAATAGAAACAACAGAAACTGAGAAATATCAAAACAGAGTATGCAAAAAAGCAACCTGATTTCAAAAGTTTCAAATAACAATTGAATAAAATATAAATAACGACGTACACAAAATGATGACCGTATTTATAAATTCGAGGAACTAAAAAGCCTTGATTTTATACATACGGTCTTTTTTTTTGTCTAAAAATCAAAGAAAGGGGGCAAGATGAAGATAGAGAAAATAAATATCAATGAAATAATCGAATATTCTGGGAATGCTAAAGAACATCCAGAGTGGCAAGTTGAACAGATTAAAAATAGTATTCGAGAATTTGGATTTAATGATCCAATTGCGATTGATGAAAAAAATATTATTATCGAAGGACACGGTCGGCATTTAGCTTTGAAAGAACTTGGATATACAGAAGTTGAAGTTATCAGATTAAAACATTTAACAGAGGAACAAAAGACAGCGTATGCAATTGCGCACAATAAATTAACTATGAATACAGAGTTCGATATTGAAAAATTGCAGTACGAGTTGAATAAGCTGGAGGTAAATGATTTTGATTTAAGTGTGCTTGGTTTTGAACAGTCCGAACTTGATGAGATTTTGCAAGAGGAAATGGAAGAGCTAGAAATTGGAGATGAAGATACAGACAACACAGAAGTCAAACGTACTAAATTAATTTGTCCCTGCTGTAATCATATTGCTGAAAAGAGCGAATTTAAGGAGGTAATGGATGGCGAAGATACATAATGACAAATATTATACTCCTGATCCAGTTGTAAAAAAAGTGATTGAAGTTCTTGAAAAAGATGTGATGCCAATCAATAAGTTTTCAAGAATTATTGAGCCAAGTGCAGGCGCTGGAGCGTTTCTTAAAAGACTTCCTAAAAGTGTGATTGGATATGATATAGAGCCACAAGGTGGAAATATCATAAAAGGCGATTATCTTAAACAGAATGTTCCGTATATGAAAAACAGCCTTGTAATTGGAAATCCGCCTTTTGGAAGTAGTGGAAATTTGCATACAGAGTTTATAAAAAAAAGTATGGAACATTCTGACTATGTAGCATTTGTACTTCCAGGCGATATGTATAAGAAAGATAAGTTTGAAAATATAGAACTGTATAAATCATATATGTTGCCAGCGGTTAAATACAGCGGAGTTAAGTTAAGATGCTGTTTCAATATTTATCGCAAAAGAAAAGGTGAATTAAAAGAAAAAAATATCAAAGATGTTGAAATTTTAACATTTTCAAAAACTAAGAGCACTACAAAACAGCAGGAATTACATTGGTTAAATATAAAGTCTGATTTCAGATTCATAGCATTTGGAACAATAAGATTGTTGAAAAGTACAGATAAAAGAGTTCGTGCAAAAGAAATAAAAATAATCTTAAAGAAAAAAGTTAATTTAAAACCAGCCTTGGAAAAATATCTGAAGAACAGATCTAAAGTTGCAGTGTCAACTCCGAATGTAAGCAAAAAAGAAATCGTTGAGTTAATATATGATAATTTTCCACAACTGAGGGAATAAATGTGACTAAAAAATTATTACTGAACGAATGGGAAGAACTTGGAGGAGAAAATGCTGCAAAAGGAACTTTAAAGAAACTGGCTGACAAATATGGTATCCCAGGAGGAACTGTGAGGCGCTGGAAGAGTGAATATTTGAAAAAGAATAAAACGAACGTTTGCAACAAAAAACGAACGAACGCTGAACGTTCAAATGAACGTGATATTCAAGTAAAAAAAGATATTCTAAGCAATATTCCAAAAGAGGAAGTTATGAGAAAAAATGAGATTTCAAACGCAACTTATTACAGAAAAGAAAAAAGTGTAAGGGGACTTAGGTTAGAAAAAACTGAAGAACAAATGGATGACATTCTTTCAAAAGTTTATTCTGATTTAGGGGATGTGTTAAAGAATATCGAAATATCGAAACGGAACTTAATCATCAGAATGGCTAAAGAAATTTCAAAAGATGATTCGCTAGATGTAAAAAGGCTTCAAGTAATTGATAAAGCATATATTGCTATAAAAAAAATGGGAAATGATTTAATGCGAACTGGAAAAATGTTGACTGCTTACGAATTATTAGAAGTTGATAAGCAACTTGCAGAAGAAGCGTTACAACAAGAAAAATTAGATATTGAAAAAGCTAAAATTAAAAAAGATGATGAAAAGGAAATTGAAAAAGAAAATGAAATGATTGAATTGTTAAAAAATATAACAAAGAAGGTTGAAAAAAATGAATGATTTGACACCGAAACAGTATGAAGTGTTAGAAGTATTTAATAAAGAACAGCCAAGAATCACAATTTTAACAGGAGCAAAAAGAAGCGGAAAAACATTTTTAAATAATTTTCTTATGTTATCGCACATAGCAACATTGGCTAATCAAAATCTTAATTTTATTGTAATTGGAGCAACAAGCGGAAGTATTTGGCGGAATGTTCTAAACGATTGGGAAGTTATGTTAGGAAAGCAATTTAAGCCAAAAAAAGATGGAAGTTTTAAACTATTTGGAAACAATGTTTATTTATTTGGTGGAGAAAAGGCAGATAGTTGGAAGAAAATGAGGGGTATGACTTCTCATGGCACTTATATCAATGAAGCTACAGCATTACATCAAACTTTCATAACAGAAGCATTTTCGAGAACATCTGGGGAAGGAGCTAAGATATTTATTGATACAAATCCAGACAATCCAGCGCACTTTGTTAAAAAAGATTATATTGATAATGCTGGTGACAGATTGGAAAATGGAAGATTGAATATTCTAGTTAGTAATTTTAAGTTAGACGATAACGTTTTTCTTAATAAGGAATATGTGGATTCTATTAAAAAGACAACTCCGCGAGGAGCAACTTATGACAGAGATGTTTTAGGATTGTGGGTAGCTCAAGAAGGAGTTGTATTTGCAGATTTTTCGGAAAAAGAAAATGTAATTAAGGACATAGAAAATATTGAAATAAAGGAATATTACATTGGAATCGACTGGGGATTCGAACATTACGGAACTTTGGTAGTTATCGGAGTGGATTTTGAAGAAAATTATTATATTGTCGAAGTAATAGCAAAACAACATAAATATTTTGATTATTGGAAAATGCTAATTTTACAGAAATATAAAGAATATAGGGCCTCAAGAGTATTTTGTGATAGTGCTAGAGCTGAGTATGTACAGGGACTTTTAGATTTTGGGATAAATGCAGAAAATGCTAAAAAAGATGTAAAAGAAGGTATTGATTTGGTTGGGGCTATGTATAAAAGGAATAAGCTAAAAATTACAAAGAAAGCCTTCAAAGGAAAGTTTGAGAGTGAGGTATACTCGTATGTTTGGGGTAAAAATGATGAACCGCTTAAAGAAAATGACGATGTAATGGATGCGATAAGATATATTTTGTATAGCTTGAAAAAAGATGAAGGCGGAATTGCTTATTTATATTAGGAAGGAGGGCTAATGAATAAAGAAGAGAGAACGAGAGTAAAAACTTATTATGACAGAGAACAATATAGTAAATCCAATTTGGGTAAGAATATGCCAGGATTATTTGAAGGAACGGTTGAAATTTTTAATCCAATTAGGGATATTGTTAAGGCCCTTTCAAATACAGCTTTAAAAGATTTAGACATAGATAATGATAAATTGAAAGAAATTTGGGAAATTAATCAAATGACAACATTTAGCAAAAAGATAGCTAAAGAGATGTACTTAAATGAAGAAGTATTCGTTGAGGTTATATTAACACCTGATGAGCAGATTAGGTATCTTTTGCATAGTGTAGATGACATCGAGTATGTGGAAGTGTTTGGGGAGATAAAAAGGTTTAAGGTTGAAGGAGAGCAAGTCTATTATGATGAAAATGGCGAAGAACAAAGTAGAGAGTATTCAAGAGAGTATATAAAACTCGATAACGGAACTGTTAAAAGGGTTGAAAAAATAGAAGGAGATGTTTTTGAAACGCCTTTTATTTTAGAAAAGATACCTGTTTCAAGATTTAAGAATGATAGCAATATTATTGAAGCCTTGAATATTATAGATAAAATCAACGAAACCGAAAGTTACATTGGGAAAATATTTGGAATACACGGAGACCCCTTACTACACGCTAGCAATATTAAACAATTTGCAGATGTTAATTCTAGTAATTCAAAAATTAAAAAGAACGCACAACTTTTAGAAGAATCAAGATATAAAAAGAAAAGAATTATCAATACTCAAAATTCAAAAGAAATGGAAGCTAGTTTTAAATATATAGAATTGACAAATCCGCTTATTAGTGAAATGCAAAATGACATAACAAGATTGGAAAAAAGATTGTCAAATTTATTTCCTGAGTATCTTTTAGTAGATACAGCAACTCAAAATGTGAGTGAGGAAACTTATTTATTAAAAAATAATGGTCTTAAAACTAAAGTTGCAAGTTTTAGGGAAGATTTTATAAAAAGTTTGCTGGAATTGGACAAAATAGCGTTGGAATTATCAGGAAGTTCCGAGGAATTAACTGAAGCAAGTTACACATATTTTGATACTTTTTTAGAAAATGAAAAGAGCGCTAAATTAACAACTTTATCATTAGCTCTTGATGTAATAAACAAAGCAAAAGATATTGATGAGGAGTATAAACTTAAAGATTTAATAAATAAAATAACGGACGACACTTTACAAGATTTGAGTGGTTTGTATGATTAAGATAAATTTCGAATGGAATCATAGAGTTGAAAAAAGATTATTTATTTTTTTTAAAAAGATAGCTTTTTCGATTTTTAACAATAAAAAAATAAATGTTAATTACTCAAATTTGCTGAAGACATTTATTAATTATAGTGTGAATTTTGAAAAAGAGTATAAAAGTAAAAAGAACATTGATATTGAAAAGCATTTAGAATTAGCAAAAAAACAAATAAAAGAAATTAAAGAATGGCAGAATAATTTAAACAATTATGTTGAAAACAATAAACAAAAATCAAATCTAAAGGATATATTAAAAAATAATGCGAAATTCAGAGCAAGAAACATGCTCGGAAATTACTATAAAGATTTTTTAAAAAAAATAATTGCTGGAGAAAGCGAATATTTTGAATGGAATACAATGGGAGATGAAAGAGTTAGACCAACGCACGAAGTAAGAGATGGAAAAATTTATAACTGGGATAATGCTGAGATAGTCCCTGGGGAAGAGCCAGGTTGCAGATGTTGGGCTACTGTTTATTTCCCTGATTCGCAAGAGGAAATTAATGACATAAATCAAAATTCTTGAGAGTTGAAGTATTATAAATCATTTATGAGTTATTTGATGTCAAATCTCAAAAATTTTATAGAGTATCAATATTCTAAATCATTTATGAGTTAGAACAAATAATCTAAAGGAGTGAAAAATGTTTTTAGGACAGGATTTGTTAAAAAGAATGAAATTAAATTATGACACTACAGAAACAACAGGTGGTGCAGGAGCAGGTAATACTGGTGAAAATAATGGGACACAATCAAATGATGAAGCTAATGAAACAATAGAAAACTTAAAGGCCCAAATTGAAAAGATAACAAATGATACTAATAAAGAAATTAATTCTTTGAAATCACAATTAGGTCATGCAAACAAGCAAATTGAAGATTATCAAAAAAATGGGAAAAGTGCTGAGGAACTAGCAAAAATGGAAAAAGAAAAATTAGAACAAGAACTCGCTGAAGCTAAAAAACAATTGAATTTAACAGCATTGAGAACTAAAAAAGGTGAGTTAGTTGCGCAATTGAAAATTAGTCCGCAGTTTGCTGATTTAGTACAAATTACACCAGATATGACACTTGAGAAATTAGAAACAGCTATTAAAGATGTAGCGGCAAAAGAAAAAGAATTTACAACAGAATTTTTGAAAAAGAACTCTATAACAAACGGAGGATTTAATTCGAAAGATAAGAAAAAAGACGAAAAAGATTTTGTTGATAGGATGATTGAAAAAAGCAAAAACAACGAAACAGATCTTACAAAATTTTAGGAGGTTAGGATGTTAAAAAGAACAGTTATGCACAAGGAAAAGTTAAATGTGCAAATTAAAATATTAAAATCTGATTTTGCTAACTATATTTACAAAGATAAAAATACAAACAAAGAATATTTGTTAGCTGGAGCTTTGATTAAAGCAAAAAATGGTGAAGATTTAAGAGAAACAGGGGCCTTTGTAATACCAAGTGGGGCTGGTACTAGAGCCGATGGTGTGTTAGTCCATGATGTTGAATTTAAATATTATAACGACAATGAACAAGCGACAGTTGCAATTGAAGGTGTGGCTTATTTGGATAAATTAATCGAGGTAGGGAAAGAATACACTACACCAGTTACAATTACAAAAGCAGAATTACCAGAAGGTGTGACTTATATTTATAAGGATAGAAAATAGGAGGTTGAAATGGCAATAAGTTTAACAGATTTATTAAATGTGAAAAGTTTAAATAAGTATTATGCAGGAGTGAAAGGAACTACGTTAGTAGAAGCAATGTTTCCAGCTGTATTTTCAAACACTTTTGATATAAATACATTCGGAAGTTTAGACGGTGGAGCGGTTGAAGTATTACAAAGCAGCCAACTGGATGCGGATGTAATGTTTAGAGACTGGGATTTGAAAACAACAACAAAAGGAGATAAGCAGTTTTTTAGAGAAGGTATGAAGCTTGACGAGAAACGTAGAAAAGAATTGTTAGAAATTTTGAATACAAATAATCAATCAATTATCGATAACTATTCAATACAAATCTTTGAAAAATTTGCAGGAGCAAAAGGTTTTTTAGGAAGTGCAAGAGCAATCGCAGCTTACACAGTTTCACAATTTTTATCAACAGCCAAAGTAACGTTTGTTGATGAAAACGGTGGAGGACAGACAATTAATTATAGACTTGCTGATAAATACAAAGAAACGTTGGTAGGAACTAATATTTGGAGTACCGCAACAGCAAAACCGCTTGAAGATTTAGAGAGATGGAAAGAAACCGTTGAAGAAGGTGGTGGAAACGTAGAAATAGCTTTAATGTCAAAATCCACATATAATACGCTAAAAAAACACGATACTGTAAAAGCATTGTTTAAGAACATCATTGTTACGGTTACTCCAGCACTTATTAAATCTACTATTGAAGACGTAATCGGAATGACAATATTGATTTGGGATGAAAAAATAAAAGTTGGTAAAACAACAAAAAATGTATTTCCTGATAATGTAGTAACATTAATTCCAAATGGACAATTAGGAACAATGGAATATGGGCCAACTCCAACCAAAACTGATGAATTACTTGGATATTTAGGAGATAGAGAAGTTGTAGATATAGCAGGAACATTTGCAACTGTGGAAGTTGTGCCTGAATCAAAATCAGCGGGAGTTGTGAATAATGTAAACGTTGTAATCGAAGATTTAGTTGCCCCAAATCCATCAATAATGAATAGTATGTTCATAGCAACAGTCGGGTAGGTGAATTAAATGGCGAAAGAGAATAAAAAGGAAGAGGTAAAAGCTATTGTTGAAGCAGTAGCTTTAACACCTTTGAGATACAACGATGTTAGATATGAAATTGGTGATAAGTTGGAATTAACTGAGGCAGAATTTGAAATTTTGTCAAAAAATAAACTTGTCGGCGAAAGAGTTGATGAGTAATGACGGATGAAACTTTGGAGGAACTGAAAAAATATATTCCTGAAACTTCTGATTTTGATTTACAAGTGGTTGAGCAATTTTATGAAGTTGCTGAAGAAAAGCACAGTACAGAGAGAGAAAAGCTGCTCAAAATATTTTTGTTTGGTTATTTATTAACTTCGTTAAATGATTTTGATTTTACGAAAGTCCAAATTTCAAATATTGTTGTCGAAGAAGCAAATGGAAATAATCCTTATCTTAGGATGTATCAGCAATTATTAAAAATTCTTGATGTTGAAGAAAATGAAAGTGTAACTATATCAATATTTTAAAGGAGTTGAAATGTTTAATTTTAAAAACAAAGAAAAAGAAGAAATATTACTTGTTGAGTTGAATCATATACTTTTAAATGTTGGTGACAATGAATTAGATTTGACTCAACGAAGAGTAAATATTGCAAAACAGGAGATAGAAAAAAGAAAATTAAAAATAGAGATTATAAATTTAGGTGATAAAGATGACTTGCAAACTAACAGTGAAACAGAAACCAAAAAACAAAAATTTGGAGAAGTTGTTGGCAATGAATCCTCAAAAGATAGAAGTGGGGACGGTAACAAATTATAGTGTCAAAGGTGGATTTGATGCTTTTGGATTATCGAATGTATTGGATAGTGGTTCAAGTCGTGGAGTTCCTGGGTGGAATTATAACCAAAAAGCTTTTGAACAATTTAATCCGATGGCTGCTAGATACTTTAAAGAAGGAGTTGCTAGGATTATAAACGGGAGTTTTGATGTTGCAGCAATGACGAATAAAATTGGAACTGAAGCTAGTACAAGATATAAATCAATGATTGAAAGGATAAAAAGTCCTCCAAATAGTCCTGTAACAATCGCGAGAAAAGGATTTAATAATCCAATGATTGAAACTGGGCATTTTAAGAGCAATATTGCGGCTAAAATTAACGGGGGGAGAATTGTCGGCAGAGGTGGTGGATAATGGATAGGAAAACAAAATCAGCTATTAAAAAAACCTTGAAAGTTATAGAAAAATTGTCAGATGATGTGATTGTGTATTCAGAAAATTCTGAGATTGAATTTGACGAAATGGGCAATCCTCTTCAAAACAAAATAGAAAAGATGGTGAAAATGGCTATACTGACACCTAAACATAATTCATCATTTCCACAAAGTATGGACGGAAGTTTTTTATCGAATAAAAAAGAGGGATATTATATTTTGAATGATAATCAGAATTTTAAAGTATCGGAAGGTATAAAAATAAAGCATAAAGATGTGATTTACAGGGTTGTGAATATCGAGGAAAATTATGGGGAATTTTTGAGAATGGAGCTGAATATAGATGACAAGCGAAATTAAAAAAGAACTTGTGAACGATATAAAAGAGTTCTGCAAAAAGTTTGGTGTAAATCAAATCATAAATGAAGATAAAAGAGACGAGATACTTGCTGAGCAATATGAAAAACTCAAATTTCCAATTGTTTTTTATAATATATACATTGAAGACGCAGGGAATCCAATTCCTTTTGGCAATGATGAATATTGTTATGACGAAGAAATACAAGTTATCTTGACGTTAGAATCAAGAGAAAAACACGATGATTTCGATATGCTTTATTTATTTTTAGCTAATACAAAAGCAACAAATGATTACTTTGACGAAAGAAAACATAAAAGGAAAGTTAGAAAAGTATATAAAATACAGGAAACAACTTTTAATTTTATGGGTAGAAGATATTACAAGGAAGTTTTACAGTTTAGTTATTTCGCAGAACATTATATAAATAAAAATTTTAAGGAGGAATAATGGCAATACAGAGAAATGATTTAAATACTTTGAATAATGTACAAATTAAATCAGAAAATAACAGAGCTTTTTATGCTGATGTCAGAAGTTTGATGTTTTTTACAAAAGATTTTGCAATATCGCCGACATTTATTACAGAACCTGGCGACTTGTTGGAATTAAATATCAGCGGTTTAAATGAAAATCATAATTTTTATAAATTAATAGCTAGTGCATATTCACAAGCGTATACACCGTTAAATGTAGTTGTTTACGGAAATAATACAGCAGCAACATTTACAGAACTTATGAATACATATATAAATCATGAGGACGCTTTTGAAGTCACTAACTGGATTACTAACATGGATATTGTTTCTGAAAAAACGTATATTAACAGTATAGTATCTTATGCAAAAACTGATAAGGATAAACAATTTTTTATAGCTGTTGATTATGAAAAAGTAGGAAGTGCAGCTGAAGCTGTAAAATTACAAACAGAAAATAATGTGAACAACGTTGCGTTTGTAATTGAAGGAGCTAAAAATTTAGCTAAAGGAAATTGGCTTACAGGAGCCTTGGTTGGTGGAACAATAGGATATAAAGATTTAGGAAGTTATATTGTTCATTCGACTCAAATAACTGGTTTTGTCCAAGAAAATTTTACAAAAACTGAGCAAAAATCTTTTTGGGACGCTGGATTAAATTACTTATCTAAACCAACTCAAGGTTATTTTCATATTGTAAATGGACTTAATTCTGATAATAAAACATTTATCGAATTGAAATTAATTGAAATTTGGTTGAGAGATGGTTTAAAAAAAGATTTAACAATATTCCAGGTGAGAAAAGACAAAATACCTTTGAATGATATTGGAAGATTAATGATTGAATCAATCATTAGAGAACGTTGTAGACAAGGGGCAAGTGCTGGAATGTTTATGGTTGATAATGCTGGAAGTTATTTTGGAACAATAATGCAAAAAGATAAAAACGGTAATGAGTTTAGTATAAAATTAGGTCATTTAACAGTTAGTGAATTAACACAAGAATCAATTAGAGAAGGTAAGTTCAAATTTGATTTAAGAGTAACTTTTCTAAATGGTGTGAGAAATTTAGCATTAACAGGAACAATCACAACAGATGGAGAAATTGTATTTGATAAATAAAGGGGGTAAATATAAATGTCAACAAAACAATATAATGTAGATAACGTTAAAATTGTATTAACCGCTGCAGGTATTCCTTATGCAATTACTTGCAGACACGAAGACGGTTTTGAGGATGATCCGAACACAGAAAGCTCGAGCTCAACAATTGCGAGCTGTGGGCAGAAAGTGGTAAATGTATCGGTAGATGAAAGTGTATCTATTACGTTGAGCTTGCTTTATGGAAGTGAAGAACACAGAACAATGGAAAGATTGCACAAACTTTGGAAAGCGAATAAAGGACCGTTTCCAATGTTTATGGTAATAACTGATACAAATACAAATGAAACTTATATATATAATGGTGTTTCATTTAAGAAAAAAGCTGCATTAAAATATGCAAACGAAAGTGGAACTGAAGCTAGAGCGTGGGAGTTTGAAGCAGAAAGCAGAGAACTTGTGATATAGGAGGATTATTTAATAAAAGAAATAAAACCAAAGGGACAATGGCAATTGAATAATGACTGTGAAAACTAAAATATTTGTTTTTTAAGTTTGGGATAGTGGTATAATCAAAATTGTCTTTTAAGTTCTCTTAGAAATAGTGTATAATATAGTAAATTATTTTTAAGGAGGAATTAAAATGATAATATTATTAATTATCGCACTTATTTTTGTATGGTTTTTTAACAAAAAACTAAAAGGGATAATAGAAACAAAACAGGAATACAACGTTGACGAAAGATTTATTGTAAAAAACAGATTTAGCAGATGGTACGCACGTTTCTATGGTGTAGATTGGAGAGCAGATAGGCTAAATAACATAATAAATTTTTTTGATAGTTCAAATCGAAAAATCTTTAAAGAAAGTATGCAATATTTAGTGTTGTATGAAAACAAAAGTATATTAATATATACTTATTCAACATTTTGGAAATATATAAAAGCAGAAGATATTGAAGATATTAGAATTGAAAAAGATGGAAAAACCACTTCACTTTCTGGAGCGATTGGCGGATATTTGGTAGCTGGCGGAATAGGAGCGTTGATAGGTTCGGTTAAAAATGCGAAAATGACAATCCATATAATAACAAAAGGATTTGATGCAACCAATTATTCTATCGAGATAAAAGATTTTAAAAATATGGTTGAAATTTCTAATTTATTATTTCAATTGTACAAAGTTGAATAAAAAAATGGACGCAAAAAGGAAGATTATTCGTTCATAATTTGTTAGAAACATTAGGAATAAAAGCAAATATGGATAGAGAAAAAGAAGGAGCATAAGATTAAAAAGAAAATCACAGTCATTAATTTGATTGTGATTTTTTTGTTACAAAAATAAAATTAAAATATACAAGGAGATAAAAATGGATTTAGAGAGAAAATACACTGAAGCAGAAAAAGAAGCTATTAATATGTCAAGAGAAATGGCAGGATTAGGGCCATTAAAGCAAGAAGAAAAGGCAACTGAAACAGCAAATGATACAGAATTGGAATCTGTTGAGGCTCAAATGGTTGCTGAAACAGTTGAAGATATAAAGCAAAGAAGAAACGAAAACGAAAGAAGAAGGATAAAACAGCAAGGAGGATTAAGACCAAAACAGATATTTAAATACACTTTGATTGACTGGGACAGAAAACCAAAGGATGTGATTTGCACATATCCTACTACAAAGCAAGCGTCAAAATATTCAAAAATGGATTTTGATCCAGTAACTGGAAAAGGAGTACTTGATTTCGGTGATATAGTTGATTGTTTTTATAATGATGACTTGTTACCACGATTCAACATCGAAGATTTTCCATCGAGCGAAATCATTGGATTAGGTGTATTTTTATCGGAAGTGGTAAGAAATCCCTTCCTTAAATAGGAATCCAGCATTTTTTCATGAAGGGAAAATATATTTTAATAAAGATGAAATGTTAAAAGATATAACAGAAATTGAAAATTTAGCATTTCAATTGGAAATAAATGAGAATTTTAAAAATTTTAATTCTTTTGTTTTTTTAAAAAGATATAACGAAAATAAAATCTCTGAAAAAGAGTTCGAAACTTTTTTGAAAATGTGCTTTTATGATACAGAAATTCAAAAAGCAAAAGAAAGAGAACGGAAAAAGATTAAGAAAGGAAGATAAATGGCTAGTGGAGTAGGAGTTACTTATGAGTTAGAGTTTGTTATTAAAGATAAAAACGCAAAGCAATGGATACAATCGATGCAAAAAGAAGCTGAAAAACTAGCTAAAACATTAGACAAAGTTAGTTTAAATAATTTTAATAAGCAAATACAGAATATGCAAAAGCATTTGCAATCACAAGGAGATAAACTTAAATCTCAAATGAAAACGGCTCAAGAAATGATGAAAACGCTTGGAACTGGTAAAACTGTAAAAAGTGGATTGGATAACGTAAAAAAAGAAACACAAGAAGCTAAAAAGAAAATGGATGATTTGAATAAAGTTAAAGAAGCAGTTGGAAAGTCGGTTAAGAATCCTCTTGGAAACGTGGCTAAAGGTGCTGACAGTGCAATGAAAAAAGTTAAAGGGCTTTTAAATAAAGTTCGTGATGGAGCATTGTATAAGGCAGGAAGTTTTATTACACAAGCTGGAATGGAAGCGTTGCAGGAATATGGACAAACTGATTATGAATTACGTGGCGCTTCTGCCAAAACAGGTGGATATGGTGTTGATTTAAAAGAGTATAGGCGACTAACTAAAAAAGTTGGAGGAGATACAAAATTTAATAACTTAGATGTTGCACAAGCTATTAATGCTGGAGCAACGCTAGGAATTAAAAAAGACGAAATGAAACAAATCATACCAGCAGCTGCTAATTTGGCACAAGCGTTTAATTCGGATATAACACCAGCTCTTGAAATGGTTAAAATGCACATGAACTCTTATCAATTGTCTGCGAAAGAAGCTCAAAAAGTTACTGATATGATAGCTGTTACATCTAAAAATACAGCTGCTGATTTGCCTAGATTGGCAGAAGGATTTAAGTATGTTGGAGCTTCTGGAAAAGCATTAGGAGTACCGCTTGAAACAGTTTATGCAATGTTAGGTAAAATGAATGACAATGGATTAACAGGGTCGACAGCAGGTACTGGATTAAATCAAATGTTTGAAAGTTTAAAAGATTTTAAAAAACGTGGGAAACTTGAAGATTTAATTGGTAAGGTTACAGATGAAAAAGGTAATTTACAAGATATGGTTTCAATTGTTGAAAGATTAAAAGGTGTAACTGACAAAATGGGTAACGCGGATAAAGCTGGAGTATTAAAAGCTATATTCGGAGTACAGGGAGGTAGAGCCGCCAATACGCTATTGAATGGAAGTATAGAAGACTTGAAAAAGCTTCAAAATGAAATAAAAAATAGTAGTGGGGTAGCTAAGCAATTGAGTGACTTTATGATGCAAGGAAGTGCAGGGGCGGTTGAAACTTTAATGGGAACAATGTCAAGCACGTTTGCAGCGGTATTTGACTCATTAGAGCCTTTATTAGTTCCTGTTGCTGGGTTATTCATGGGAATAGCTGAAGCAATTGGACAGGTAGCAGAAAAAGCGCCTTGGCTATTGCAATTAGTTTCTATTTTGGGAGCTTTAGTAATTGGAGAAATGGTATTTAATAAAATGAAATCAAGCATCGGGCCTTTCATTTCTGGGATAAAAGAAGCTATTGCAAGTGTTAGTTTATTAAAAATAGTTCTTTACGGACTATTGGCGATTGGTTTAGTAGTTATATTTAATATGTTTAAGCAATGGCAAGATTATTTGCAACAAAATGCTGACGTAAACAAAGTATGGACAGCTACATTGCAAAGTTTAGGAAGTGCATTAGGAGCAATCAGCGACTTGATAATGGCTGTTGTAGGTGCATTATTTGGATTTAGTACAAAATCAGAAGATGCAAAAGATAAAACACAAATTTGGGGAATGACAGCTGATGAAGTTAAGCAAAAACTAGAATCTTTCAAAGAAAAAGTTGATGCATTTGCTCAAAAAGTGCAAGAGATGACTAAATGGGTAGAGCAAAATAAAGAAACAGTGAGACTTTGGGGAACTGTATTTTTAGGATTAGCAGCTGGAATTGGAATTTTATGGGCTTTAGTTGCAGCGCAATCAGCATTTAATGCAGTTGCAGCCTTAAATCCGTATGTTTTAATTGCAACAGCTATAATTGCAGCAATAATGGCAATAGTAGCTGTGATAATGTATTTGTGGAACACAAACGAAGGATTCAGGAATGCGATAACAACAGCTTGGAATGCAATTGCTCAATGCTGGTCTTTTGTAAGTTCTGTATTTTCAGGAATGGTAGGTGGCATTATTAATTGGATGACACAATTGTGGGCACAAAGCGAAGTGTTTAGGGAACTTATAACTACCACTTGGAACCTTATTGCAGCGATTTTTCAATTGGTCGGAGCTATAATTAGCGGAATTGTTATGGCAATTATTAATGCTGTATCGAGTTTTATTGGAGCGATAATAAATGCTTATAATACAAATTCAACTTTTCATGCAGTTGTGTCAGCTGCTTGGAGTGCAATAGGGGCGTTAATCCCTGCTGTAATTGGAATGATAGTTGGAGGCCCAGTTGGAATGTTTATAGGTGCATTAGTAAGTTTGTATACCCACAATCAAACTGCAAGAAATTTAATAAATGCAGCATGGAATGCAATCAAAGCAGCTGTATCATCAGCAATATCAGCGATAATAAGTAGGATTCAATCCGCCATATCTGCCATGCAAGGGTTAATAAATGCTTTCCAATCGGCTAGTAAATTAGATTGGGGAGGGATAAAAGCTGGTGGAGCACAATTCGTAGGAGGAGTTAAAGGGATTGTCACAGGTAAACATGCAGTAGGAACTAATAATTTCCAAGCACAAGGTGGTGGGGGAATGACTACTATCGATGAGCATGGAGATGAAGCTATTTGGTTGCCAAACGGCTCAATGGTTGCAAGAAACACAACAACTAACGATATGTTAAACAATTTAAAGTCTATTAAAGCTAATACTCGTGGTGGACTGAAAGACAGTGAAACAGTTGTTACAAATAATAATCATTTTGTATTTAATGTTAATGGAAATGATGAAACACTAAACGAATTAAAAAATGAACTTGAAAAATTAGGAATAGTTTAGGAGGTATAGAATGCAAGTATTAGATTTTTTAAAAAAAGCAATTGCAGGATTTGAAGCACAAAAAGATAGACTTGAAAAAATGTATTTAAAATATTTTGGCATAAAACCTAATGGATTTTTAGGTACTATACCTCTTTTAGTAATTTCGACCGATTATAGTCAAGATAATGAAATAACAGGCTACAAATCGTATTTAAAAGATAATTTTAATGAAAATATGTTTGTGAATCCATATACATTAAAAATTGAGGTAATTTTACACGGTAAAGAATGGAAAGATGAACTCGAGAAATTAGTTAAGGAATCAAAAAAAAGAAATTATACAACATTTATGTATACTAAATTTGATAAGGTTTATGCTCCACTTGCAATAACTAGTGTCAGTTACTCGGAAAATTATCAAAATTATACTAGTATAAAAGTTTCGATAAATTTAAAAGAAGTAAACTTGTTAAAATTTACTACAACTGACGGAAAGACTACAACGAGTGCTTATGATCCAGAGACTAATACCCAAAATCGAGAAATGTCTGAAGTTTCGATGAGTGAATCAATGAAAGGTGGACTTGGAGATGATCCTAGAACAGGAGATATTAAAGCATGAGAAAATTATATAGTTTTGATATTTTATATAAGAAAAATAAAAAAAGTAGTTACAGAATTTTATTAGACGATGGAGAAAAAACGTTGTTGGTTACATTGGAAATTTACAATATAAAAGAACTTTGGTATTTAGATGTAAAGACAGATAACGAAAACTTACATATGGGTCAAAGAATTAATGCATACGAAGATTTGTTCTTATTGTGCAGAAGACGATATAAAGAATTCCCAAATGTTAAAATGATAGCTTTGCCAATTAATTTGAATGGCTTTGATGTTGAGTTTACAACGGAAACGGCTGGAATATTACAGGATATTATGGTGGTGGTTTAATGGCTGAGAACATAGAAAATACACAAAATAACGGAGTAAATGATAATTACTATATTTTGTGGGACAGATATGCAAAAGTAACTTTTAAAGTAAAAAATGGAGATGAAACAGAGGAAATTGAATTTGAAAGATTTCAAGTTGAAAATGGAGTTGATTATTCGCCAGATTTCGAGATACAAACTGAATTTGATATAACAGAAAGCACTAATATTGCTAAAATAGTTATTTATAATTTAACAGATGAAATGATTAAAAAATTAAAAAAAGGTGTTGAAGTAGTTATTGAAGCTGGGTATTGGAATGATGGAGTAAATAAAGATATTGGTGTTATCTATAAAGGGATTATCGAGAGTTTGAAAGGAAGTTGGAGCAACGCTGATAAAAAATTTGAGATAACTTGTAATACTTATAATGATGAATACAAGGACACAAAAATAAATCTTAAAACTGGAAAAGGGACAAAAGCTAGCACAATAATAAAATTAATTTTATCAAAATTGGATAAATTAAAAGCTGGGACAATAGAGCTTGGTAAGGATATTGATTATAAAGACGGAAAAACAATGCATAACAACGTAAAACACATTTTTAAAGAAATAGCAAAAGACACTAAAAGCGTTTTTTTTATAACGAATGGAGTTGTTACTTTTCAACCGCGAGATAAGATAAATAGAGGTATTTTAGAATTTGATCCAAATAGATTTCAGGATGTAAAAGAAAATGATGGTACTTATACACTAAAGAGTATATTTGATCATAGATTCCAAGAAGGTTTTAAGATTAATTTAGATTTAAAAAAGGAATTTGAGCAACTTGAAATTAAAGGAGAGTATCTTATCACAAAAGGTAAGCACGTTATTAATTTTAAAAGCGATGCATATACAGAGTTGGAAATAAAAACTAAATTTGATGATGAAGAAGCTAAGAAAGCTAATGAAATCGAAATTGTTTCTGGAAAAAAAGGAAAAAATGAGAAAGCATCTAAAAATAAAAAGAAAAAAGCAAAAGAAAAAGACGATAAAAAGAGTAAGAAAAATGAAAAAAATACTAAAAAAACAAGCAAAAAAGAAAACGAGGTTAAAAAATCTAATAACACAGAAACTAAAAAAACTACTACAAAAAGTAGTGGAAATAAAAAAGAAAAAGACTGGGATAGAATAGTGAGAACATATGGAGTAGGAGGTAAAAAGTGAGAAAAAAAACAGTAGGAGATCATATAGAATCAATGATAAGTGGAAGATTTGATAATTTGAATACTTTTGCAATAGCTAAAATTGTTGAAGTAGATAACTCTAACATGAGCTGTAGTATACAAATGCTAGATATTCCTGAACTTTTTGGCACACGTGATGAAGTTGAAATAATTGAAAATGTTCCAATTGCTCCGATTTTTTCGGGGAGTAAATGCAAAGTAAATGCTCCATTAGCTGTAAACGATAAGGTTTTAGTAGCTTTTTGTCAGCATGATACATTTAATGCAAGAAATGCTTCTGAACCTTGCGAGCCGAACTCTAGCGCAAAATTTGATATAAACAATGCCGTTGTAGTTGGACAAATAACAAGTGATGCAGAAAAGAACATATCGAACGACTTTTATATCGCTTATGGTGGAACACTTGTGGCAATAAATGATAGCGGTGTCAATATAAAAGGAGGTTCAATCAGTATAAGTGGGCCTGTTAAAGTTGACGGAAGTTTAGAAGTGAGCGGAGACGCTACAATTGGTGGAAAGTCATTTTTAACTCATACAAATGGTGGATTACCATTGGATTAGGAGGATATCATGGAGAGTGTAGAAAGTTGGCTAACAGAAAAAAATGACGATAAAGAAATAGATATTGCAATTGGAAAAAATATTATATTAAGTTCAGAATTAGAAAAAATAAGATTGCGGTTGGAAAATAAATTGAGGTTATTTTTTAATGAGTGGTTTTTACACAAAAACGAAGGTATTTATTGGCTTAAAAGAAATGAAAATAATGGACAAATAGGAAATTTGTTAGAAAAATTTAATATAGAGGCCCAAGTCAAAGAAACTATTTTGTCGGATGAAGATGTGGCAGAAATAACAAAGTTCGAAAGCAGTTTTGAAAATAGAAATGGAAACTATAATTTTAAAGTGGAAATGTTATTGAAAAATGGAAAGACTTTAGCGTTTTAGAAAGGAGGAACAGTGGATTTTGGAGTAACAGAAAAGGGATTTGTGTTAAAAAGTTTTACAGATATTATGAAAGATATAGAAAATAGGTACAAAGCAAGGTTACAAGATAATAATTATATTTTAGATTTTAATACTCCAGAAGGGATTCATTCTGAAGCTATAGGTTATGAACTATCGCAAATATGGGAAGAATTGCTCGAATTTAATAATCAAATGAATCTAAATACAGCAACAGGGATATATTTAGATTTTTTTGGGACTTTACTGAGAACTCCACGAAAAGCAGGCGCTTATGCAACTGGACAGGTTAAGATAACAGGAGAAAAAAATAGAGTTATACCAGCACAAACAATTATTAAATATGCTGAAAAAGAATATAGACTATTATCAAACGTTGCGTTGGATAAATTAGATAATAATGAGTATTACGGAATAGGATTTATTCAGGCTCTTGAAATCGGAGAAGAAAGCAATATCACAAGTGATGTTACTTTTACGACTGAATATGAAGGAGTTGCTAAAATTACAAATGATGCGGATGTAACTGGTGGTGCAAATAATGAGAGTGATAGTCTTTATAGGGAAAGACTTAAAAGAAAGGAAACAGTTGAACAAACCGCTACACATGCAGCATTATATAACGGATTAATGGCTTTGGAAAATGTTAAAAATGTGTTGATATTAGATCCTGAAACTGAGCCAGCTACTGAAGCTGGAACAGTTAAAATATTTTTAGAAGGAACACCGAATGACAAAATTTTTGAAACTATTTTAGATTTGAAAGCAGATGGCATATTGACTCTCGCAGATTCTAATGCACAAACTTTTGAAAAAAAAATAAAAAGAGGTGTATTTGAAAGAAAAATAATATATAACATCATAAAATATAGTACGTTATTAATAAAAGTTGAAGTTTTGGAAACAAAAAATTTAGATGAAAAAGATAGTCGTTGGACAAAACAAATACAACAGGAAATTTTAAATTATATTAATAATCTAAAAACAGGAGAATCTATTAGTTATTTAAAGACATATTCAGAAGTGTTAGGAATTGACGATATAAGAAAAATAAATTTGAAAATGGGATTAACAGAATCCGATGTTGCAATACAAAATTTCGACAAAACATTTACGGTCCCAGTTGGTCAAAAATTTCAAATAAACGAAAATAATATCGAGGTAATTTATGTTTAAGAATAGCGAAGAGTATACAGATGAAATAATAAGTAGATTTCCGCATATGTATAGAAGAGATAAGGAAAGCAATAATTATTTTTTGATAAATTTATATTTAGAAGAAATAAGACAAGCAAGTAAAGGAATATATGAACTTTTGAAATCTTTAAACATTATGGAGGCAGAAGGTTATGCATTGGACAAATTTGGAACATCTTTTAATTTGAAAAGGGACACGAACGAAAAAGATGAAAATTATAGAAAGAGAATACTTGCTGAAATTTCAAGGAAAAGTAAAAATGCAACTTTTGAAACAATCTTAAATGTGCTCAAGATTATAATTGAAAATTATGAGCAAAATATTTTTATTTTTAAAGAAGGGATTATAAAAGATAAAGTTAAAAATATAGATTTTAAAGTTAAAAACGGAAGTTTTAAAGGAAAATCTGAAACACAGTTTTACAAGGAAAAAGCAGGGAGCATTTATATAGTTTTGAATAAAAGATTGTCAACATATGTTAAAAAAAGCGTTTTAAATATTTTACTTGAAATAAGGGCGAAAGGTGTGGAAATAACTATAGATTTTAAATATAAAGTTCAAACAGCAAGTTATATTGCTAATTTAGCTTTTGTAGGAACAACAAGAGTTTTAAAAGTGGAGGATGAATTTTATGATGAGATTTTGCAACAAAAAAGCTATGAAATTGGTTTAGCTAAAATGAATGTTATTACGCAGGAAGGAGTAAGATAGATGTTAAAAAAGTTTAAAGAGTGGATAGGAACCAACTTAGATGTTTATAAAGTAGAAAATGCAAACGATATTGCGCCAGGATTAGTTAGGCATATTTGGAAAGGTGAAGAAACGGCAACTCAAATAGGGACAACTTTAAAAGCTCAAATCATGAATGATTTGCAAAAAGGATTGGTCCACACTCTAGATACAATTAGAACAGTAGGAACTAACAAAGATATCTACGAAGTTGCATTGACTGGAATCGAAGAATTTGGCGTATTTGACGGATTAAAATTGTTAATTAGAATTGATGGAGAAAATCAGTTTGAGGATGTATTTTTAAAATTAGGTGGTACAGAATATCAGATCTATCAATTAAAAAATAATATGTTAGATAAGATTGACAAAGGGATTTTAAAAGACAAAAAGGAATATTTGCTCAACTTCAAAAACAATTCTTTTGTTTTGTCAGATAGCACTTTGTACGGATCACAAAAAGGAACGGCATTAGAAGGAAATCGGTTAGCTGAAATATTAGGACTAGAATTTGGTGGAAACATACAGGACATCGGCAATAAAACGAAAGGTAAGTTTTATTATGATAACGTTACAAAATTTTATTACGAATGTATCGAAGACAATAGTCTGACATACAATGATTCAGGGAAATTTAGGGCTATTTCTAATAAACCACTTTCAGACAAAGTGGAAAATTTGCCTAGATTTCATACAAAAACTGCAAACGTAGATTTTTCAAACGATAAATTTACAATCAAAATACCAAAATCTAATTTTCTGTTTGGAATTTTAGAAGTATCGCAAAAATTATATGGGTGGAGTAATAAAATAATTTTCACAAAAGGAG